TTTGTTTTGTTTTTCCACCAACAATATCAGGTACAGCTGATGAAGATACAATACCAAAATCATCTAATATATCTACGTTATCTTTTTGTGCCTGTAATGCATTTTCTATAAGATCTACTTCTTTAATAAAATCAGAAGGTATTATTTCAGTTTGTGAGCCACCAGGCCCTGTTACTTTTTTATCTCCTATAAATTTTTTACCATAATCACTTACAGCTTTTATTTGTTTAATTAAATTTGTAGTTTGATTAGTGCCTGGCATAATAGCCTTGGCATTAACAGCAGCCATCTGCTCTGCTGACAAAGTGCCATCAATAATACCTTGTATTTCAGTTCTACTTAAATCATATTTTTCACGTAATGTATCAGCTATATTACCGACTCTTTTATCAATCGTATCTTGAGTTATCATGTTGGCATTATATCCAGCCATTACATTTTCTACTGTATTATAATCTTGTGTTGGATTTGCAACTATTCTACCTATATCATCTGTAAATACATTTTCTTTTCTTAATTGATTTTCTAATATTGCTCTTCTGTTAACAGGAAGAAGATCTTGTAAAGCTTGTAATCCTTTGCCCATCATGCCAGGAACAACATCACCTATTCTAGAAAATGGATTTAATACTTGTTTTCTTGTAGCACTAAAAGCACTCATTGGACCATCATCACGTCCAAGAAATATATTCGGTATTCCAGGTGTGGTAGTTACATTATCATCATCGTCATCATCATCTACAGGTGGTTGATTTCCACCACCACTAGATGTGCTATATTTAAAAGTCTCTGGTAGATTTCTTCTATTTAAATAATCCTGTACTAATTCAAATAAAGTTTTTGCCATTATCTTCTTCCATCCGGTTGTATATCTAGCTTAAATGTTCCAAATCTCCATTCTTCGCCATTAGAATCGTTTTCTATCTTGAAGTTAACGAAACGACCTCTTGCTCTTGTATCCTTTTTATCAGTAGATGAGTCTATTGTAAAGGGACTCAAACTAGTGCTTGTATCTGATTGCTGCGGATACCTTTTCACAGCCAACGTAACTTTAGCATTACCAGCCAAAGTTTTAAAATCAGGAACAAAACGTCTTACAGCTAAGAAAATCTCACCTGCAATGCTTGGTCCTGACGATCTCCCCCTTGCATCTCTTTGTCTTTGTTGTAGGTCAAAATCAAAAGATTTAATAAAAGATGGCACTATTGTTGTTGAACCGTCTTCATTAACTTGATCTGTTCCTATCTCATGTTCAAAATATTTTGTCTGTCCTAAACCATCTTGACCTATAACAGCAGGAAAAGTTCCATCGTCTGTGCTACTATATTTTGTAGCATAAGGTGCCGGATATATAGTTCCATCCATCCAACTGGTTCTAGCTTCTGTGCCTGTATACCAACAGTTTTCACCATAGTTAAACACCACATACTTATTATTAAAATCAGAGCTTGATGATGGATAATACCAAGTTACTTCTGTAAATAAATTATTTAAACCAGCAGCAACTTGTTGTCCTTTTGTTGTATCAAAATCATTAAATACAAAATCTTCTACACTGCAAGGCAATGATTTAACTGTACCATCAAATAAAAAGAAACCATTTGGTGATAACCAAAATGCTGATCCATCTATTTCTACAGCTGCATTTTTACCTATCAATCCACAGTTTGTACCAACCTGTTCAAAACCAAACGTAAAGGGAGATCCAATAAATTTCATGGTATATAATGCATTGTCTGTCCATATTAAAATTGTTTCTTTTGCTTTTAATGCTCCAACTATTTTAGTTCCATCTTGTAGTCTTTGTGAACCTGCTGCATTTATAGAAGTTGCAATATATGTATTTATATCTTCTTGATCAGAAAATCTTATAAACATATCATCTTGTGTAGTTGTATCACCAATAGTTGTTTCTGTTCCAAGATGTATTAAGTGTCTAGTTGTTGGTGATATTAGTGTGACTCTTGATGCAGTAGGATTGCTTCCTGTTGCAAAACCAGACGTTGTAGTTGATGCTCTGTTTAATAAAGGTGTTGCAGCTCCTGCGTTCCATGTAAATGTTTTACCGTTTGCAATAGTTGCTATAAGAACTTGTCCAAAATTATCTAGGCTCCAGAGGCCTGGTTCTAGCACTACTGTTGATGCATTTACTGCACTACCAAATCCAGAAAAATTTGTAGCATTTGATACTGTGGCACCACTACTATGTGCTTGTCCATTTGATGTACCAGCTGTTGCTGTACCATTTGTACCTCTGGTAATACCAGTTAAATCGTTAGAACTTATTCCCGTATAAGTTATTAACTCATTGCCTACAGCTATAGTCCCACCACCTGTTGGAAAACCTGTAACTGATGTTAAAGTTATCGCTGTACCAGATCCTCCTGTACCAGCAGTATCTGCAAGTAACGCTCCATTTAAAGTTGTTGTTGCAACTCCAGATACGTTTCCACCATAGTTGCCAATACCAAAACCATATCCATAAGACTGAGCTGCAGGACCAACTTTTTCATATGGTATAACACTACAAGATCCACCACCCGCTGCACCGGTTGTGGTCTGTGATCCTGTTACGATAGCAATCAAAGATGATGTTACTCTTGTTACTTGAAATAATTTATCTTCAAAAGCAGCATCAGTTAGACCAATACCACTTGGAACTGTTACACTATCTAATAAAATAATATCACCTGATTCTAAATTATGAGCTGAAGAAAATGTTAAAGATACTTCTTGTGTTGCATCTTGAGCAGACATAACAACAGAACTAATCGTAGCTTTTACTGGTGTAACATCATGAAGTTGTCCTTCAAAATATATAAGTAAAAATTTATCTGAACCTAGTGCAACGTATCTGTTACCATCTAAATCAACAAAAGAATGTTGTTTTCTAACTACACCAACTATTGAATCTGAAACTAAAGAAGACCAGCCACCAACTTTTTCTGGTAGACCATATCTAAATCTAACATTATCAGAATCTATCCAACGATTTTCTGCACCTGCTGAAGTATTTTGTTTGTCTATTCCAGGTCTAAATTTAAACTCAACTAGAGCCATGTGATTGCTCCTATTGATTAGTTGACTTCAATACCCAGCCAACAGTTACATTAGCATAAACAAGAGTTGATGCTTGACCATTAACATTTAAAACTAAGTTAGAAGTTCCCGCATTTATTTTGTGACTATTTCTATTTATCGTAAGATTGTTTGATGCAAAAAAGTTACCACCGTCTATTATAGTAAGCTCATCCCCGGTAGCAGCTGCTGCTGGCAGAGTTATTGTTATAGGGTTAGTGTTCGTAATTGCAAAAATTTGTTCTCCGGCTACAGCTGTGTAAGCAGTTACACTTGAAGAGTTTACTGTTAAATATCCTTTATCCAGTAAACCTAAATTTACATTTGTAGCATCTGAATATACTAATACTTTTGATCCTGAAGGAACTGTAACTCCTGTCCCTGAAACAGTTTTGATAGTTAATGTTTTTATAGTTCCAGAACTTTCTCTTGTTGTTGCATCTTCAAACACCATAACTCTTTCTGCACTATCAGGAACTGTTACAGTTCTGTTTGCAGTTAAAGTTCCAGTAAGTTTAAAGTAAATATTTTTACCATTTGATGTTGCACCATTGTCTAAAGCTAATGCTACATCACCGCTACCAACAGCCAATGATAAATATCCTGTAGATAATTGTTCTAATATTTGTAAATTAGTATTAGTTATATTACCCCAAAGACCGGCCTTTTCACCAGTGGTAATTAATTCTAATTTTGAATTTGTTGAAAAACTTGATGCCATATTAAATCGGGTCTATTTCTACCCAAACACTATTTGTATTTGGATCTATTTCACTCCATGTTATTGCCGTTGCATCCTTAACTGTTATGGTCAAAGGTGTTGCATCAGGCGTTACATTTGCCTTACCAATCAGTGTAACACTTCCTGTGCTTAACGTCAATTGGTTTCCAGTTACTGTTGCGTTAGCAGCTGCATTAATTACCACGCCTCCTGTAGCTAAAGTTAATCCGCTTCCTGCAACAGTTACATTAGCTGCAGCATTAATTACTACATTACCTGTAGCTGCTGTTAAAGGATTTCCTGTTACATTAACAAGAGCTCCTGCTAATGATGTAGCTGATCCTATGGATAAAGTTAAAGGATTACCTGTTACAACTACAGAAACATTAGGATCAAATATGCTACTTGATATTGGTAGCTCTGATATAGCACTAAGACCGAGCATTTATTACGCTCCTTTAGGATACTTAGTTTTTACAGCTTGTCTATCTTCTTGAAGTTTAGTTAAAGTATCACCACCGTCTAACAAAGCATGAACACATTCTTCAACAGAAGGATACTCAGCTTGTCTATTTCTTTTCCATTCTTCCGCATCGTATTCAGCTTGAACTTCAGCTAGTTTTGCTTCTATATCAGATTTAGAAATTGGCGTAGTATTATCATGCCAAGTTATTTTATCTGTGTCATTATCTATTACTGTAAACGTAGCATTAGGATTAATTTTATGTATGGCTATATGTATAAGATTATGTATCATGCTGCTACCTCAAATAGTGTTATAAAAGATGGAACTGCAACATCACCTGATGTATTTCTTGCAGGTTTATTTATAAAAATTGTATAAGTAGTTGATAAAACTTCCATTTGTATTTTATACGTAGTTGCACTTGTTGTTGATGGAGTATCTAATACAAATCCACCTGTTGTATTCAACCAATAGTTATTTGTGTTTGCCATAGTTCCTAAAGGAAAAGTTGCAGTTGATGATGATGCTGCTGTACTTACTCCTATGTCTGTGCTACCTCTTACTAAATAACCTTTAAAACCTTCACCAGCTGCGTTATTAAAATTTATAGATGAATGAACAAGAACTTTATTAGAAGATGAACTTGGTGTTATACTTGCACTTAATCCAGTTACATCATATCTAGTGCCGACATTACAAGATTGAGATATAACACTGTCTATTTTAGTTTGAACAACTTGTAAAATTTTACCTGGTGCAAAGCTAGTTGCACCTGTACCACCATTAGCTGCTGGCAAAGTTCCTGTAACATTGCTTGCTAAGTTTAATAATTGATTCGGTCCTAATCTAGTTAATGCCATAATTTATTCTCCAAATATTTCTTTTATTTTATTTTCTACTTCTTCTTTAGTGGGTTTAGTTATTGATTCATCTAAAACAATTATATTTTCATAAACCATTCTTTTGTCATTAGAAATTAAATTACCATTATCATCTTGTTTTTTCCACCCAAACCATTGTCCAGAATGTAATCTTGTTAAAGCGATATTTAATTTTTCCCAATCTTTTTCCATATTATGTATTTCCTAATTTTTTAAAAGTAACATAAGTTAAATCGGCTGTTGTGCTTCCTTGAACATTATTTGTACTTGTTACATTAAACTGCACATTAAATTTTACTCTATGAGTGGAAGTGTCTGTAATATCAAGATAAGTGCTTATAGGTCCAACTAAACTATAAGTTGTAGTTGAATCTATGTAAGGTAAATTACCTCTTCCTAAAGCTACTTCAGTGTAAGCTCCTCCACTATTAGACGAGTGATTTATTTGTATTGCTACATATCTTGAATCATCACTACCACTAGCACTTAAGAAAAAAGAAACTTCATAAATACCTGTTTCAGGAAAACTAAAAATTCCTGATGATTCTGTTATGGCTGAACCAAGAGTTCCTTGACCTGCTGTATCAATTCTTTCCCAGTTTGAGGTTATCCT